GGAGAAAGCATGAGCACGATCGTAGTCACTGGGGCCGCCGGACTTCTGGGAACCCACTTCTCCCGCCATCTGCTTAGCAAGGGCCACAAGGTCGTAGGCATCGACAACCTGCTCGGCGGCTATCGAGAGTTCGTGGATCCGCGGGTGGACTTCATCATCAGAGACCTCGAGAACGCGAGCGACGTCAATCGCATCTTCGAGGCGCGGAAGCCCGACTACGTCTACCACTTCGCGGCCTACGCGGCTCTGGGACTCAGCCCGTTCATCCGAAACTTCAACTACCAGAACAACGTGATCGCTAGCGTCAATCTGATCAACGCCAGCATCAACCACGGGGTCAAGAAGTTCATCTTCACGAGCTCCATGGACGTCTACGGCTCGCGACACCAACCGCCGTACACCGAGGAGATGACTCCAGAGCCCGAAGACCCTTACGGCATCGCGAAATACGCAGTGGAGATGGATCTGAAGCACGCAAGTCGCTTCTTTGGACTGCGGCAGTCAATTGTACGTCCCCATAACGTCTTCGGCATCTACCAGAACATCTGGGACAAGTACCGAAACGTGCTGGGCATCTGGATCCGACAAATCATTGCCGGGAAGGACATCACAGTCTACGGCGACGGCTCCCAGGTCAGGTCCTTCTCAGACGTTGCTTTCTACATGGATCCGTTCGAGGAATTGATGGATCTTGGCGACGGAGAGACCTACAACATCGGCGCAGAGGCCCACACGACCATCCTCAGAGCCGCAGAGCGGGTCAAGGACATCTCCGCTGTCTTTGGCTACAATCCGAAGATCGTGCACGTCGAGAAGCGGGACGAGGTCCACACGGCATACTGCGACCACAGCAAGGCCAAGAGAGACCTGGGATTCGAGGATGGAACCAACTTCAGCCAGCTGGTGATGGACATGTTCAACTGGGCTCGAAGTGAGCCCGCGCGGCTCGTGCGTGACCTGCCTCTGGAAGTGGACAAGAACCTCTACAGCTTCTGGAAGAAGTGAGTCGCGAAGCATACCTACATGCATGAGATTCATCTACAGAATTCAAAACACAGCTAGCGGCAAGTGCTACATTGGTCAAAGCGCTGATGTAGCACGTCGTTGGGCAGGGCATCTCTTCGATGCATTTCATGAGAATGCTCAACGTCATCGCAGTGCCATTGCGTCAGCGATTCAAAAATACGGGCAAGATCATTTCACATTCGACGTCATTGAGGAGTGTGAAGATCACCTTGCCAATGAACGCGAGGTATTCTGGATTGGCCACTTTCACTCTTTCGGTGATGGGTACAATATGACTTCAGGCGGAGAATGCTTTGAGCTTTCACCTGAGTCGAAAAAGAAGATCGGCGATGCTCATCGGGGTCGTTCTCTCACTGAAGAACACAAGAAGAAACTTGCCAAGTCTCAAATGGGAAAGGTTCCCACTCAGGAAACTCTCGCGAAGCGCTCTAGAAGTTTGAAGGGGCGTAAAATTAGTGAAGAACACAAGGCTAGAATTTCTGAGTGTCATACAGGTAAGATCGTTTCTGTAGAAACCAGAGAGAAGCTTTCTAAAGCGGGCTTGGGACGAATCGTTTCTGATGAAACGAAACATAAGATTCGCGAAGCAAAGAAGAAAGAGACTGACGAAGCTCGAAAATCTCGAGGTGAAAGAATTTCTGCTGCGAAGAGAGGCAAAAAGAGAAAACCTTTCACGGATGAACACAGGCAAAAGTTGAGAGATGCAGCTCTTCGTCGCCGCTTGCTTAAGAAACAGAATAGTTAGACACATAATGAACCTCACAGAACTCCGCCAGCTCGTTCGTCGAACTATCCGCAAGCAGATCAATGAGGCTCGGGTCGTCCCGGGAGCTCCCACGTCATGGGGAGACTTTCGAAAGCAGTTCGCCGAGAAGCTTGAGATGGCAGGCGCCCCTCTCGAGCTCGTGGAGGAAGTGGGCGACGTGGGCAGCGAGGGTGGCGGAGTCGCTCAGGTGCTTTATGACGCCTGGCAGAACATCGAGTCAGAGCTCAAGGGTGAGCCCGACGCTGACACGCCCAACATCTGGCAGGAGGTCGTGGAGTTCTACGTCCACGACGCTGTCATCGACATGGTGAGCGAGTTCGAGAACTCCTGGAACTACGCACCCGGCGCTCGTGGTCGCGGGAAGACGAAGCCGATCGATGCCTCTGCTCTCGCAAAGGAAGTCGTCAAGGCCTGGACGCCGCAGAAGAAGCAGATGTCGGGTGATGAGAAGAAGGCTCGCGACATGAAGAGCATGGTCAACCTCGTAGTTGACGTTCTCGAGCAGGCTGGCGCGTCGGGCGTCACGCCCACATCGAACTCAGTCCAGTACGACATGACTGACGACATGCAGGGCAAGCTCGCCGCCTCGTGCAAGCGATCGGGATTCAAGCCCGCTGGCCCTGGAACTTGGCTGGATGACATCACGGGCCTGAAGGTCCAGTTCAAGTACGGCAACGCCAAGATCTCCTGATCTTGAACACTCCTTCACGCTAGCCATAGAATGGCTGCATGGCGAAGAACGTGCTGATTACGGGCGGGGCGGGCTTCATCGGAAGCAACCTCGCCCGTTCTTGCGTGGAAAAGGGCTGGAACGTCAGCGTGGTCGACGATCTGTCAGCGGGCCGCAAGGACTTCGTTCCGACAGGGGTCAAGCGCTTCTACATTGGAGACTTCGCAGACGATTTGCTCGTAGACAAGACAGGCGCGCTACGGCGCTACGACGTCGTCTTCCACCTCGCTGCTCAGCCGCGTGTCTCCTACTCGGTCGAGCATCCTCTCGAGACTCACGATACCAACGTCACGAAGACCGTGAAGTTCATGAACGCCTGCCGCGGCGGGCACACAAGATTCATCTTCGCTTCATCGTCATCAGTCTACGGTCCCACGGACGTCATCCCGACTACAGAGGCGGTTCCTAGGAACCCTCAGTCACCCTACGCGCTTCACAAAGCGGTCATTGAGGACTACCTCAAGCTCTACAGCAACCTCTACAGCATGGACTGCGCTGCCCTCAGGTTCTTCAACGTCTACGGACCCAACCAGCTCGGATCCTCTCCCTACTCGACCGCTGTGTCTGCCTGGCTGACGGCGATCAAACTAGGAGTGCCCATGAGATCCGACGGAGACGGCTTGCAGACGAGAGACATGGTACACGTGTCCGACGTCGCCTCAGCGCTCATCTGTGCTGCCGAGTCTCCCCACAAGCTCAACGGAGACGTGTTCAATGTTGGCACGGGAAAGGCCTACACGAACAAGGAGATCAGGGACACGCTTCTGTCTCTCAATCCAGGATCCACGTACGTAAATGCTCCAGAACGAGCTGGCGACGTGAAGCACACTCTCGCGAGCATCAACAAGATCGCAGCACACCTCGGGTGGCATCCTCAGGTGGACTTTTGGAATGGGCTTGACGCCACATCAAAGTGGTACGATGAGAACTGGGAGAAACTGAAGTGAAGTACGACATCTTGCTTGAGTCTGCTGGCAACACGACATCTGTCTACGCATATACAGCTGTTTGTCGAACAGGAATGATACAGGGCGTCTCGATCAATATGGGCAACGGATCGATCGTCATCAAGTTCTCTTCTCTCACAAAGTGGTTCTTTCTCGCCCTATGGTTTCGTGTGACTCATCCCATTCTCTGGCTAAGAGGCGTCAAGTGAAGGATGCACCCAAATTCACGCTCTACGTCGGTCCCATGTGGGGATCAAAGACCACCAGGCTTCTCGCAGATCTGGAGAGGTACAAATACCAGCACAAGCGCATCGCCGCCTTCAAGCCCATGATCGACGACCGCTACGGCGCGTCAGAGATCGTCACGCACAGCGGCTGGAAGCACCCTGCGATGTGCGTGGCAGATGGCAGCGACCTGTACGGCGCTCTCGCCGCGTTTGACGAGGTTCCCCACGTCATCGCTGTAGATGAGGCCTTCATGATTCCGGGCATCGCTGATGCCCTCATCTATCTCTACAGGTTGGGCTTCAGCATCGCGGTGTCATCTCTAGACATGTCAGCCACAGCGAAGCCCTTCAAGGAGATCGAGAAGATGATGCCCTGGGCGACCCGCATCGACAAGTGCGCAGCAGTGTGCACCACCTGCGGTCGAGACGCCTACTACACCCACAAGAAGACGGCGAGCGAGGACGAGATCGAGGTCGGAGGCAGCGACCTCTACGAGCCACGTTGCGCGATCTGCCATCCCCTCATCATGAGCCAGGACGTCCTGGTGGAGAGAATTCGAGAGGGCGGCGAATGATCCTCCAGTGCAAGCATTCTTTCATCATCAACAACATGGGAGTCGCCACCTGCCTCAGGTGCGACAAGGTCCTAATGGCTTCTGTGGTCGCGAGCCCCCATCCGTGCAAGAGCTGTGGCGGAAACGTGAAATGGACAGACGACAAGCCCTCATTTCCGTTTTGCCGCTCTTGCGGAAAGTACGGGCATGACGTCATCAACGAGACCTCTCTGAGGCCGTCCTGGGACGCCACCTGGATGGAGATCGCCCAGACCATCGCGAAGAGGTCCTACGATCCCACGCTGCAGGTCGGAGCGATCATCGTGTCGGAGGACAACACGCGGATGCTGTCGGTGGGCTACAACGGCAACGCCGCCACCCTGCCCAACGAGAGGGAGTCCCAGGAGCCCGGCAAGGGCGGCTTCATCCATGCAGAAGTCAATGCACTGATCAAGAGCGACTACAACTTCTCTAAGAAGAAGGTGATGTACGTCACCCACTCTCCCTGTCGAGACTGCTGCAAGTTGATCGTCAACGCTGGCATCTCCAAAGTCGTTTACGGGATCGAGTACCGAGACACTACTGGCCTCGAGATCCTGCGGCAGTGCGGAATCACCTTCGTCAGGCATACTTAGACCGAAAACATGCGCAAACTGACAGAAGCTGACATCATCCGGATGATGCGTGAAGAGTGGGACGCAAAAGTCCAACAGCTGTCCGAGGCTGTCGACGCTACGCTGGGCGCCAAGGTGGACGGAGAGGAGACGACCATCATGGACCCGTCTCTGAAGCTGCGGCACAAGAAGTCGCAGCTCCTGTACACCGTGGTGTCTGTCAGCCCTCGGGACGTCATCCTGAGAGCATTCGACATGCCGGACGCCGCTGGTGGCAAGCCGAAGTCTGTGGATTTTCTGGTCGACAAGGGTGACTTGGAGCAAAACTATGAACTCTCATGAGAAAAAGGGACTTCTGTCCGACGTAGACGTCGACGGGATCGTGAAGAAGAGCATCCGCCAGCAAATGGGTAAGGATGTTCCCAAGATCACTGAGGGACTGAACGAGTCCTACGTCGCAGAGCCCAAGACCTTCAAGCAGGTCACGGAGTTCCTCAGTCAGAAGGCCAAGGGAGCCCACGTCGAGCTCTACAAGGGCTACGTGGAGTCCTCTAACAAGACGTCGTCTGAGTTGGACACCGTCGAGCGCAATGAGGTCAACTCCAGGCACTCTGCCTTCAGATCTCTCAAGCTGGACGAGGCCTATAACCTCAATGCTGTGTGGCTCCACGAGCTGTTCTTCTCGAACTGCTTCGACCCTCACTCTGAGATCGCGATGGACTCCAACGCCTACCTCCGCCTGCAGAGAGACTTCGGAACCTTCGACGACTGGCAGAAAGACTTCATGGCATGCGCCATGTCTGCGGGAAACGGTTGGGCCATCTGCGGCTACAACCTGTACCTGCGAAAGTTCGTCAACACCTTCGTCAGCCACCACAGCGGCGACGTCATGATGGGACTCTTTCCCCTCGTCGTGGTCGACATGTGGGAGCACGCCTACGAGCGAGACTACCTCAACGACAAGAAGAGCTACCTCGTCGCAGTGATGCGAGAGTTCAACTGGAACGTGATCGAGGACAGGTTCAACCGAGCTGAGAAGCTCGCTCAGGCGGTGAAGTGATGGCACGATTTCCCAAGAAGGACGTCTTCGACATGCGCGAGGCCGTCCGAGACTCAGTCCGCGACTCCTACGGTCGAAACCGACTGTTTGAGGCTGATGAAGATGCTGCTGTCAAGGCCACTGAGGACAGAGAGACCCAGGAGAATGACTCCATCGACTCTCAGGTCGATAAGTACCTTGCAGAGTACGAGGGCGAGGCCAAGGGAGGCGGAGGAGACGAGCCGAAGCAGGAGGGCAAGCGCCACCTGAAGTCACTCATTGCCCGACTTCTTCGCGAGGCTGGCGAGGACGAGGACGAGGACGCTCCCGATGCCCCCGGAGACGAGGACAAGGAGGGCGACGTCACTTCTGAGCCCGGCAAGATGGACGCCGACCAGCTGGACATGAGCACCTTCACGTCCTCGGTCGTGCGGCTCGTCGAGAACTACGACTCGATCCTCGAGGTCAAGAACACCATCCTTCGCAGGGCGAGAAACTTCATCGTCAAGAACTACGAGGAGTCCGCTGCCAAGCAGTTCGACGACCACCTCAGCGAGGAGCACGGCATGGAGATCGGCAAGTCCAAGCAGGACCGGACCGAGGAGTTTGAGGCTCCACGAGCTGGAGCAGCAGGTCCCATGGGCGGCGCCGGAGGTGCAGGAGCGCCAGCGTGAGAGGCGACCTCTATCCCCTTCGAAAGTCCGTCCACCTCAAACTGACTCGTGAGCAGCACCTATCGCTGCGCACAGAGCTCATCAAGTACAACTTGTCGATGCAGGACATCTTCTTCGAGCTCGTGGAGATCCTGCTGACAGACGACAAGACCTTTCGAAACTTCGCTGCCCAGGCCGCTAAGCGCCAGAGGGAGGACGAGAAAATCCCCCGCAAGATGACGCAGAAGGCGCTTGGAGACATGGACAGTGAGGAGCTGTATGATCTGCTAGAACGCGAGTCTCGGCCTCAGCCGACCCCCGCAGAACTTCTGGGAGTCAAAGACGATGTCGGAGACGAATGACGCTAAGGACAAGGCCATCGAGCACCTAGCCAACCAGGTCGGAGCGCTCGCTCTCGGCTTGCAGGCAGTCGCGAAGACCCTGCAGACCCTCGCGGAGCTCGTGGTGGAGATGAACAAGTCCCAGCGCATCATTCTCGAGCACATCATCGGCAAGACGCCAGCTTCTGAACCCTCCGAAGCAGCGCCAGAGAAATCCAAGAAACTCAACTAGGCAAACCCATGGTCATATTCCTCCAAAAAGTCTGGCTCTTCGTGAAGAAGTACTGGCAGATCTTCTTCGGCTTCCTCCTAGCCGTCACGCTGTTCATCCTCTTCCAGAAACGCGAACAGACCTGGGCCGACAGGCTCAAGGAGATCCAAGACCAGCACGACGCAGAGATCAAGAAGATCAACGATGCTCGAGAGGAAGAGCGAGCAGCCCACGAGGCAGCCCAGAAGCAGCTACAAGTCACTCTGGACGAGGTCCAGAAGCAGTACGATGCCGCCAAGAAGGTCCTGGACGACCAGAAGCGCGCAGAGATCACGCGGATCGTCACGAAGTACTCTGATGACCCCGAAGGGCTCGCCCGAGAGCTCGCCGCAGTCACGGGATTTGTGGTTCTTCTTTCTCCGCCAACAACCTGATCTTTCGTTCATGCGCAGCTTTCAATGATTGGCTAATCTTCAATTTCCACTCTGCTGTCTTAGGAGATCGACCAACATTTTGACGCCACTCATCTGAGCGAGCCTTATTTGACTCACGAATGCTCTGACGCCATTCCTCACCGCGCTTTTTGTGACCTGCACGAATGTTCGCAAGTGCTTCTTCTGAACACTTCTTTCCCTTGTTGTGTGGCGGCTTGTTCTTCTTGGCGTCTGACATCTTTTTACGCGTCTCAGCAGTGGGAATGCCAAGAGATCCGCCAAAGTTCATGTTGTATCCGTAGGCAGAATCCCAGCTTCGGAAGAAATCAATCCAGAAGATCTCAGCTAGACTGCACTCTTCAGGAGAGTCATGTTGCTCAATTACTTTGAATGTAAACTTCTCTTCTCCGTATGATCGCATTGCATCACACAGCTTCGACTTTCTTGTGCCCTTTCGTGCATTCGACCTGTGGTTAATCCAGCGCCTATGTGGGTTCGACGTCAAGCCTACGTACAATTTGAGAGTGACTGTGTTCTGGATGACGTAGATGTAGTGCATGATCTTACCTATCATTCTACTAGGAAACTCACATGAATACAAGCAAGTGGATCGCAGCTACTCTGATCGCATCTCTCATTCTTCCCAGCGTCGCTTTCGCTGAGAACACAGTCCAGCCAGCACCATCGTCTTCTGTGACGATCGTCGCGGCTCCTCCCAAGCCTTCTGCGGAGCCCGACGTCGGCATGACCACTGCGCCTCTCCGAAAGGGAGACAAGGCGCCCTTCACGGGAGTCCTACTGTCCCCGGGAGCCGCCGCGTCGATCATCGCGGACATCAAGAACCACACAGCACTCCTGGGCATCGAGATTGACAGGACCAAGAAGGAAGACGCTGCCAAGTGTGACTTCGACAAGAAGAACCTGACGGCAGACTTCACTGCAGACAAGAAGATCCTCCAGGCCCAGCTCGACGACCAGAAGACGACCATCGTAGGACTCCAGACCGATCTCAAAAAGGCTGAGGACGCTGCTCCCAACCGAGTGGTCTGGATGGGAGTGGGATTTGTGGGCGGCGTGATCGTTACTGTGCTCACCGTCTACGCAGTATCAAAAGCTACTGGAAATTGACGACGTCGACGCATAGTTAGCGTCATGGCCGACGAGAACAAAACCCCAATTGAAGAAGTGAAGGCAACTGACGAAGTCAAACCAGCTTGGTACTTCGTGAAGGACGCAAGAGGTTACGGCAGCGTGACTGTCACCCTGGTGTTCGTTGCCTTCTGGGTGGTCACCTTCGCATACATCACCTCGCTCTTCACGAAAATCGGACCCGTGACATTCAAGCCCTTCGATGTTGCGGCTTGTGCAAGCTACATGGGACCCATCCTGGCGCTCTATGGTGCTCGAAAGTTCACTGACGCCAAGTTTGGAAAAGACGACAACAAATGACCACAGTCGTAGTCACAGAGAAGGCGATCCGCGAGTACCTGCGGGAGGCCATGCGTGGTAATCCACACGCGGGCGTCTTCGCTGACGCTCCCGTGAACACCAGCGATGTGGTGGACCCGTCAGAGGCAGTCACTGATCCCGACAACGACAATTTTCGACCCCGCAGCAAGGCGGAGTTCAAGACAGCTCTGTCGTCCATGGTGGACGACCTGAACGACAACGATGCTCCCGACGCTTACGATGCAGTCAAGGGCGCACTGAGTGATCTCAAAGACGACGAGGACGAGGGTAAGGCCATGAGCAGCGAAGACGACAAGGTTGAGGAGGCTATCCGCCTCGAAGTTCGCAAGATGATGTCCGAGGCCTGGACCAAGGGTCCCAACGGCGAGGAGATCTGGACAGACGAGACGCCGAAGAAGGGTCCGAAGAAGGGCAAGCCGGAACCCGGCCCTGTCACTGGCGCTCTCCCTCCCGTCAAGAAACTCGAGCCCGCCGCTCATGGTGGCGAGTTCAACAGGGGCGTCGAGAGGAACAAGAGAGATCTCAAGAAGGCTCTCAAGACCTGGGACGACTCCTCGGTCGAGGACGCCGTCGATCCCGACGCTCCCAAGGCTGGCCGCGATCGCAAGAACAAGATGATGACTGACGTCGGCGGAGCATCCTTCAAGGAGATGGCTGCTGAGCTCGGATTCGCATCTGAGTCAGGTGCCAAGCAGGCATGCGAGCGTGTCCAAGCCAAGGCCCAGTTCATGCAGGCCCTTCCCGAGGAGGAGCAGGAGATTCTGATCCTCACGGCGATGCAGGACTACATCGAGGCTCTCGCCACGGGCGGACAACTCACGCCCGCTGACGTTAAGCTCATGAAGGACCACCCAACGATCGTCGCGGACCTGGACACCTTCCGCGTGTTCCTTGCCAAGTACATCAAGAAGGCGATGAAGGACGCTCCCGTCAAGGAGAGCCTCTCGCTCGGCGAAGCACGTGCGTCAAAGAAGCCGCTTGCCAAGAAGAAGCCCTGGGAGAGCAAGAAGAAGGACGAGAAAAAGTCCGACAAGAAGACCGACAAGAAGAAGGTCACCGAGGGCAGCGGATACATCGACAACAGCAAGATCGCGTCTCTCGACAGCATGGCGAAGCAGAAGGGCGGATCTCCCGCATCCTCGAGCGGCGGCGTCCAGGAGTACTCCTTCAAGGATGACTCTGCCGCTGCCGACTTCGCTGCGTCTGCTGGCAAGTCTGGCTACAAGAACGTCCAGGTGATGGGCGGCAAGCTCGTCAAGGTGGGCATCAAGAACGAGAGCATCGACATGCTCAAGAGGATGATCCGCGAGGAGTTGGGATGCATGGACCAGGGCAGCAAGGGCCCGGGCATCAACCCGTATGCCAAGAAGGGTCCTCGAGAGGACAACGACATCGCGGATGCGATGGGTCGTGCAATGGACGATGGCGGTTCTGCAGGCGAGGATGCCTGGATGGCTGACGAGGAAGCTGAGTGGGATGCAGAGGCAGAGGAATTTGCCGATGACGTGCCCGCCCTTCTGCCCCGCAGCATCAGCGGTCGTGGAGTGGAGTGATGGAGGCCCTCAAGTTCAAGCACCTGATCAAGCAGCTCGTCAGAGAGGCCATGACTCCTGGACTCGCTGGGTCCGGCAAGCCACGCAGGACTGTCGCCGCCAAGGGACCGACGTGCGAGGAGTGCGGCAAGAAGCTGACGTCTGCCGACAAGAACGATTACGAGGCAGAGGGCGGAAGCGGCTATCCTCGGATCTGCATGGACTGCGGAGAAGACCTTGAGGCAGCAGACCGAGCAAGCTCGGGTGGACCTGCTTACGAAAGATCGAACCTCATCGCGCCTGAGGAGATCGAAGCCTGGATCGCCCAGCGTCCCTTCCAGGACCTCGCCGGCAAGCCGAACGTCCAGAAGTTCAGCGACATGATGGCCAAGCGCTTCAACGATCGAGAGCCGAGCGGTGAGGCCATGTCAGTGCTCTATCAGCGGTATCCGAAGATCATGGCATCCCTGGAAAAAGCATGAACACTGCAATCGTAGCCTCAATCCAGTACGCGCCGATCCTGCACGACGTCGCTCGCAACCTGGCCACTGCAACGCAGATGGCCTTTGAGGCTGCGGGAAAGGGAGCAGCAGTGATCGTTCTCCCTGAGCTGTGCATCGGCGGCAGCGTGCTGGAGAACAAGAGAGAGGCTGCGAACTGCGCCCAGACCCGTGACGGTTACCAGACGGAGGCGTTCTACGAGATCGCACGCCAGTTCAACTGTCACGTCGTCTTTGGCTACGTGGAGCTGGACGAGGGAAGGTTCTACAACTCAGCAGCCATCGTCGGGCCTCAGGGGCTCGTCGGCAATGCCCAGAAGAAGAACCTGTACGGCTCAGACCAGCTGTGGGCGGAGTCATCCGAGCAGATGTCTCCCGTGGTGGTCACGAGGGCGGGCCGACTGGGAACGCTCATCTGCAGGGACGCCTCGAACAACTTCAGGCAGTCCTACAAGTTCTACAAGGCAGAGAGCCGCTTCTACAAGAAGGGCAGCGTGGACACCATCGCACTGATCACCAACTGGGGACCTGTCTACTCCTATCCTGACTCCCAGTGGGTGGAGCTGGCCGAGGAGACGGGCGCAAACGTCGTGGTGTCAAATAGAGTGGGCGCCGAGCGAGACCAGACCTTCAAGGGTGGTTCCTGCTGCATCGACAGGACGAAGAAGGTGTGGACAAATGGGTCCTCCTTCACAGAGGCTGCTGTAGTCGGAGGAGTCGTGCTGCTATGAAACTCACACAGCTCCACGAGGCCTTCATCAACAAGGCCAACCGTCCGATGTCATTCGGCGCCCTTCCCGTGGTGCCAATGGAGGGTGGAGATGTGCCCGTGGTCGCTGTCAACAAGTGGATGAGATCTGACGGTCGCCTCCGCAAGGAGTACAACTTCCAGACCTCTGCCACCCGCAGCGAGTTCGTCCACAAGCTTCTGGAGCACGAAGACACTGTCGGCCACCACGGCACCATCGTCGTGGAGGAGAAGAGAGTCATCCTCGAGCTGTCCACCAAGGCGGGTGCGGGACACGTGACTGAGCTCGACAAGGAATACGCCAAAGAGGCCGACCTGATCTTCCGCGAAGTGGTCTACAAGTCCAAGTGAGGCTTGAAAATCTGAGTTCTTGCGGATTAGAGTCCCAAGGATGACAACGACCGACATCGATGACCTCATGATGTCTCCCGAGCTTGAAGGTCAAATCCCTGACGTCGATGACCAGATCGCCGCACTCGAGGGATCGATGCCTCTGTGCGTTCTCGAGCTTGATCTCGGGACGGGAGACCCAGACGATGACCTCGTCATGGGCACGCTGGTCGGGATCTCTTTCGGCCCAGCCATCGAGATCGACATGCGGCTTCCCACCCCAGAGGCATTTCGGATTTGCTCGAAGTGGCTCGCCGGCGGCGTAATGGAGTGTTCTGCCTACCACTTCAACCACGGCGAGCAGGAGAACCGGCAAGTGGGTCCCTGGTACGTTCACAGGACTCGAATGACTGACTTCGACACAGCACAGAAGACGTGCACGCTCGGAGTGGACCTGAAATACCTGAACCCACAGACATAGTTAGGACGCGGGGAACTCCATGAGCAAAGTCACAATCAAGTCGGGCAAGACGCTGAAGCAGCTGGTCGGTGCGATCTTCGAGGAGGGCATCAAGGCCTCCCTCTACCAGAACTCCATCGACGAGAAGGAACGCCAGCAGAAGCTGATGGGCGAGGAAGAGGACGACGACCTCTTTGGCGATTCGGGCGACGACACTGGCAAGGACGCCAAGGCTGCTCCCGAGCAGGGCGGTAATGAAGCCGCATCCAGCGGCGACCAGGAGACGTCAGAGCCAGCAACTGGTGGCAATGAGAAGCCGTCTGCCTCCGTCGCTGCTGAGCTGGAGAAGATGAAGGCAGGCACCGTGTCGTCCAAGGACGTCATCGACCGCCTCAACGCCATCCGCAGCGGACGCTCCTTCAAGGACACGTCCATCTCGGGTCCCCTCGAGCAGTACGTCGAGTCCCTCACCAAGACCGAGCGAGTCGCCCTCCTGGCCTTCCTGAAGGGCATCTCCCAGATCGTCACGGGTGAGATCCCGGCAGACCAGGCAGTCCAGCCTGACGACAACGCTCCCGACGTCGAGATGAAGAAGGGCGGCGACACCAAGAAGGTCGAAGTCAAGCCGGTCATCATCAAGAGCACCTCCAAGGGCGTGAAGCGCCCCTCCGGAGAGGACACCAGTGGTCCTTCTCCCATCCAGCCCAAAAAGAAGTGAAAGGAACCGCATGCAGTCCGATTTCGTAGACTCTATCATGATGCAGACAGCTGAGGGGGACGTCCTCCTCGATGTGACTCCGAAATTCTGGGACATGGTGCGGAAGGAGCACGGTCTCGCGGCCGATGCCCCTGTGTCAGACGACCAAGTGAAGTCGTTCCTGGTGACAGCTATGAGGAACGCGCTAGGAGCAGGCGATGGGGAACAGGCTTTCTGAGTACATCCGACTCGTGGTAGAGGCCCGCATGCGCGAGGCTGACCTCGACAGTGGTCGAAAGGTCCCGTGGGGAGACGACAAGCACGTCCGCGAGCTCGAGGCCAAGATCGAGCACATGGCTCGTGAGCGTGACCGCTCTCCCCGCGGATCAGAGCTACGCGGAAACTACGCTAGGATCGTCAACAACCTGAAAGCGAAGCTCCGCTCGGCCCGAAATGCCGCTGCCAAGCGGGCACCACTCGAACCCAAGGAATAGAACAAATGAGCGCTCTCGGCGGACACATCTCGCATGTGCACGAGGACTTGTCACTGACGTTCGCAGACATCAGAGAGATCCTGACCCTCGCAGCTGAGGGTGACCTGGTCTGCGAAGAGAAGTTTGACGGCGTGAACCTGTTCGCCAAGGGAAATCCAGGGGACCTGCGATTTGCACGCAATAAGGGCGACCTCAAGCGGGGCGGCATGTCGCTGCCGGACGTCCGATCCCGCTTTCTGGGACGCGGATCGGTGGAGACCGCATTCGTGGAGGGCTCCCAAGCCATCTCTGACTCGAGAGCAGACTTCCCAGACTGGACGTCACTGGAGATCGTCCACGCTGCCAATCCCAACGTCATCCGGTACGACCACAACGCGGTGGTGATTCACAGCAAGGGCCCGCATCCCAGGGCATTCCCACCCGGTTGGAGAATCTTGGGACCCACGCCCGTCCAGCTGTCTACTGTCCCTGTCAAGACGTATCGACTTGCTCTGGAGGCGCTCGACAAGGCGTCAGAGCACCAGATCACGCTGGACTCACTTGTGGCGGGCAAGGTCTGGAAGGCCGTCGGAGGCCTGCTCAACAAGTGCGACTTCGACGGCGACGTGGCCCGAAAGATCAACGACCGAGTCATGAACTATCCAGGCGCGACGATGGTGGACATTAGAAGAATGGTCAGCAAATCAGCCTACCAGACCATCTCCCAATTTGTCAGAGATTCTCCTGCATTGATCAAGGACGCTCTACGACCAATCCAACAAGCGATCTATCCACTGGCTGCTGCCGCCCTCAGAGATTGTGCCAGCGTCCTTCTGGATGATCCAAAGGCGGAGCAACATCGAATTCGAACTGATTTTCTTCACGAGACAATCCAGCTCGCTTTCTGCGGAACGGAAGAGGAGTGCTCGAGGGGCCGTAACGCCACAGACCTCAAGGCGTTGGTCCTGGACGCTGTGCCAATCGAGGGCGTGGTCTTTCAGTTCAAGGGCAAGACCTACAAGTTCACGGGCGCATTTGCGGCGATAAACCAGGTCATGGGAGCCCGCAAGTACTCTCGTTAGACGATACTTAGAAGTCGATGAGGTCAGCATGAGCCGTGATCTGTTGCGAGAGTGGGTATCGCTGCTGGTAGAGGTTGCGGGCGGCCAGTCCTCGTTGCTGTCCAACAAGAACGTCGGATACGCTGCTGAGTGGGCGACATGGAAGGCCTGCGGCGGTCCTGGAGATGCCTTCAAGGGCGCAGTGCATGACGCTCGAATCTCTGCCATCTACAACGCGGCCCCGCCCGCTGAGAAGAAGGAGTTTCAGAGCATGTTCGAGCAGCTCCTCGCAGTCGCTCTGCCTGAGGCTCGAAAGTACAAGCCCGGCGTGCCGCTTCACACTCCCGACGCGGCATCAACCACCGAGAAGGTGGACGTTCCTTGCAAGAATGCAGACGTCCACGTCAAGTTCAATGACGCCAATCGCCTTGCTGGATTCCAGAGAGTCCACGGCGACGTCCCCTCGTCAGCTGCGACGGTCGTGTATGATGCCGTCATGAAGCAGTTCGGCACGAAGATGGCCACGTCGGGCAAGATGAAGTTCATCGACAAGTCTGGGTTCCTGAGGCGTCCAAGCGGCGTGAAGGGACAGTCGAAGATGACTGGGTCTGCCAAGAAGTCTGCTGAGAAGCTAGCTGTGGACTTTCAGAAGGAGCGAGACGCATACCGCAACTTCTTCACGCAGAAGCCGGGTCGTGAGAAGTTCCTCGCAGCTCTCAGCAAGGGAGGCATCGAGGACGCCATCATCGACGACGTCACGTCACAGCTCATGGGCGGGTCTGGAAGGACCACGCTCTTCTTCAAGTACTTCACAGAGCCCAGCGTTCGACTCGACGTCCACCACTATGACCTGGGAGAGCTCAAGGTAGTTCCCATCCTAGACAAGGAGACGACCATCTTCTACAAGGTCACTGACGCCAAGGGCAAGAAGGTCTACTTCCTTGTGGAGTTCCGAATGGACGGTGGTGGCCACCCGCCGCAGCTCAAGGTCGGCCCGGACTTGGACATCTAATGAGCAAATCACCCGAGCAGCTGCTGCGAGAGTACGTTCGCCTCATGTCCGAAGATGGAGACATGGGCGGATCGTACGGATATGGCGGCATGCAGTCGTACACCAAGAACTTGGGTGACTTCGCAGGCGTCCTGGGTCTGAAGGGCATCATGAATGTGGGCAAGACTGCTCTCGCCCAGTCGAAGATCGTCGGACAGTCAGTCAAGACGGGCCTCAACGTCGTCCTGCAGACCATCCTAACGACGGTCATTCCCGCCTACGGCTACAACTACCAGGAGCTGTTCGACAAGGAGAAGGCCGAGATCGCCAAGATCAAGGACCAGTACAGAGACGTCTACAAGGCGACCGACGATGCCCTGGGAGGCGATGCGGCCTTCCTGGCTTTCATGGCATCTCCCGCGCTGTGCCTGGGCGCTCTCGCCGTGTCCAAGGGTCCTGCCGCTGCCAAGACCTTGCTTTCTGCGGCCTCCATGGGCTCCAGTGACGCGATCATCGACACCGCGATCGAAAAGCTGAACAGTGCGGGACGCTGGATGGCGGGCGAAGACGACAAAACTAAGAAGGACCGTGCCAGGGGCAAGGCAGTCAAGTCGGGCAAGGCCAAGTCGCCTATGGACTTCTTCGGGGAGTCCGCCATGAACGAGGACGACTCTGGCGGCAAGAAGATGGGTCTCAAGGACCTCGTGTCTAACAAGAAGCTCGTCGCTAAGGCTCTATCTGACTCAGAAGCCCAGGCAGTTCAGTCGCAGGCCAAAGAGATCTACCGATCGACCCTCAAGGACGTCTACAAGCAGGCCCAGACAGCCCTGAGTGATGCCAAGTCACTCCAGAGCTTGACAAATCACGTCAAAAAGGGCAAAGACAAAGTCCAGGCAGGCCTGAAAGACCTCTCCAAGAGCGACCCATCCGAGAAGCAGTCCGCCGAGAAGGCGCTGCTGGACTCGGCCCGCCAGGCGATCAAGGGACTGTACGTCAAGAACCTGAACAAGGTCGCAGATGATGTGGTCGCCAAGGGCATCCCCGAGGAGTCGCAGTTCGTCAAGGACTATAGGGCTGTGGCCTCAAAAATCAAGAGCCTTTGAACTCTGAGTTCACTGCGGTGTAAGATGTGTGCATGCCGAAGAAGCAAGCACCCGCCCAGTACAACACTGACACAATGATGCCCGACGAGCTCGGAGCCATCAAGGCCCTCGTCAAGGAGTTCGTGGAGAAGATTCAGGCCGTCGACAACGAGGTCGAGCTCTTGAAGCAGGATCGCAAAGAGCTTTGCGAATCTTACGCTGAGAAGCTCGACTTGAAGACGCTACAAGCAGCACTCAAGGTCGTCAAGATCACCGCTGAGGTCGCGCATCGCGACACTTTTGATCTCTTTTGTGAAGCTCTCGAAGAGAGCTGACATCAGATTGTCATCTTACTCGTGAAT